AACCCAAAGAAGACCAATCCACCATACGCTCCGGCGGAATCTTACCTTTCATCAAAATCGGTAGCGCATCGGTGTTGACAACAACGTACGTATACGGCTGTCCGTAACACGTACTTTCAGCAACCCAATGGTTGGGCACGACTTCGACACGCTTTTTCTTCGTGTTGAAGATGAAAGACGAACGATTGTGCCCGTCGCGCAATTGCACACCAACTTCTGCTGTACTGAACTCGGGAACGAGTACAGTCATCAAAAATTCCAGTGTTTTTTGCGACGGCAAAAACCATGGGCCAACAGAACCACTAGTCGGCATGATACCGACAGCGTGTAAATCGGCCTCTTCAGCGAGCTCCAAATACTCGCGACTCGGATCTTTGAACCGGACATTCACCATGGTAACTACACCGGGATAGTGCTCATCCTTGAGCACATTCACAGCGTGCACCAAATAATATCCAGTATAAGGCTGAACGGCGACTTCAGTGTGAACACCATCCATGATCAAGTACTGTTTGTCACCATCTTTTTCAACTGGGCACTGATTTGTGCCACGCGTCGAAGCGGCAACTCCCATTTGCCACTCCAACGCAGGATGACCATAACACGTAATGCTCATGGGACCAACTTCCAAGTCCTCCAACGGAACAACTGTGATTGAAGAAAACGGAACGCGCAAACGAACGCGCACAGCTTCAACGCACTTGCCGCGGTAATTGTAAAAAACACAGAAACAGCCACCTTCAGCTTCAAAAGATGTCGTGACCAAACTACCCGAACGGGTGTATAAGCTCGCGACAAATCGCTGATTGTTAACGCGTTCCGCGCTCTTCTGATACGCAGATTGTGTGTTGATTGCTGCCGCATCAATAGCGCGCAGAATATTGTCTTCGTGATCTTCCTTGACCGACACCGTCGATGAACCACGAGTCCCCGGCCCTGCTCGGCCATGAATTGGTTTCTCTGTAGTAGCAGCCACAGCGGACGCGCTAGATGGACCAGCGCCGTTTGTGTTCTCAACATCGATTTTGGATACACCTCGGCTCCCTTGCGGGACGGTGTCGGTTTTTTTGTCAAAGAAATTGGAAAACTCCTTGACTGCTTCGAACGCATGTGCAATGCTTGCGTTCGCCTCTTCGATTCGCTTGCCTGCAGCCGCAGAAACATCCGCGGAACTGCGAGCCTGAGCAGAATTGCTTGAGAGTGCAAGACCG